AGACCTCGCATAATGGCTAGTATTCTTAAAGTAGATACTCTGACAGGTGTAAGCACCGCTGACTCCATTTCTGTAACAGAAGGCAGCACCACAATTAATTTGCAAAAAGGATTAGCAAAAGCAGGAGTTTCTGTTCAGGGTGTAGACACATTTGGGATAAATGAAAGTTTTAATATTAGCTCTGCAAGTGATGAGGGTACGGGGCATCATAACGTAGTAATGACAAATACAATGTCTAGCACAAATTATCATCCGATAATTGCTACAGGATATGCTGATGGAAACCCCGGCAACACCATCTCTACTTGTTGGGCAGAAACAACAACAAATGTTGAGTTTGAAACCAGTTCTGCTGCAGGTTCAAATCAGGATATTACAGAAGATTATATAGTTGTATTTGGAGACTTAGCATAATGGCAAGCGAACTTAGAGTTAATACATTAAAGGATGCCAGCGGTAATAACAGCGTGACTACAAGTGTTGTTTTTAATGGAACAGTAAAAGTTTGGTGTGACTTAGACGGCACTGGAACAATAGCAATTGATGATAGTTTTAATTGTGCCTCTGCTACTGATGGTGGCACAGGAGTTTACACAATAGCATATACAAATAGTATATCTAATGCAAATTACTCTTTAACAGGTGCTGCATCAAATAGAAGAGTTGTAGTTATCATTTCTAGGGCAGCAGGAAATACCAACTTGTATTCTCAAGACCATAATGATGGAACTAATGAAGCTGATGCAGACCCGTTCTGTTTTCATATCTGTGGAGACTTAGCATAATGGCACTAGGAAAGATAAAAGCAGATACCCTAGAACATAGCACCGCTGGGTCACTTGATACGCAGTTTGTTGTGAGGGGTAGTTCAAAAGCGTATAGCACATATAATAATGCCACTAGCACCGAAGGTCTTAACATTTCTACTGTCACAGATAACGGAACTGGCGATGCAACATTAAACTTTACGTCTGCCTTTAACACAACAACATATGCGTTTTCTTCTGGAAACAGAGACATATCTGGTGCTGCTACGAGAGGGCATACAGGAAATCATGTTGACGGAACAAAAACAGCAAGCGCCTGTCAACTTCAAACAAGTTATGGTTCAACTGGTTCAGGAGATGGGGCGGTAGCTGATTATAACGAACACTATGCAGTGTTTCATGGAGACCTAGCATAATGCAGACACCAGAGTTTCAAGGTACACACCTGTTTGACAGACTATGCTGGGCTAAAGAAAACCTTGAGCCGCATCAATCTGACTATCGTGTAGTGTATGAAGAAAACATAGACGAATGTGCAAAGATACTTGTGCCTGACCCCAACTGGATGGCTTGTGCGCTACAGGGCGGTATATTACCACCAGTACAAGTCTATTGGGAACTAGCTAAAGATGAGGCCAAGCCTGACTTTAAGAAGCATACTAGGGGTTATTTGCTCCATAACACAGAACCTGTCGAGGCGATGACAGAAGAGCAAGCAATCGAGTATTTGATTATGAAAGATTGCCCACAGCACGTTTGGCGTGATTGGGATGGCGGGAATAAGCCAAAACTGGTAATATGCCGTAAGGAACAGCTTCCAGCAACAAGAGAGTGGCGCAATGCGTGGAAGATTAGTGAAGACTTAGCCACAGAAAAAACTGTAGCCGCGTAGGAGAAACCTTATGGCAAAAACATATATCGTGGACAAAGATGGTAATCAGATTGATGCTGGATCAGCTACCGTACCGTCTGACCGTCATTTTAGAGGCGCATGGTCGCTTTCTGGCACAACCATCACAGAAGACATGACAGCAGCCAAAGTAATCTTCAAGGATAAAATCCGCGAAGTTCGTGGTCCACTCCTAGAAGCAGAAGACGTAGTATACATGAAAGCACTAGAGGCTGATGATGCAGATGCAAAGACTGCTTCTGTAAATAAGAAGAAAGCATTGCGTGATGCACCAGCCGCTTCAGCGATTGATAGTGCAGACACGATTGCCAAGCTCAAGGCAGCTTGGGATACGTCAGTGCTGGGTGATAGCCCTTACGCATAAGGATAAGTAAATGGCTCTGACTAATCTCACAAAAGGAACGGTTGTTGACTCTGAAGGAGGGTCAGCAACCACTAACCTTGTTCAAGGATTGGCTAAACATTGGTTAGATTATAAAGGCACAAGCACTAATGCTATCAGAGATAGTTTGAATTGTAGTTCCGTAACCGATAGTGGTACAGGCTTATACGAGCCAGCTTTTTCATCTAGTATGACAGCTATAAATTATGCTCATCCTTCTTGTGGTTCTCAAGGCGAAATATTAATTGGAAACACTGCTGCTCCACAAACAGGCAAGTATTACATTGCTGGGGGAAATGCCAGTTTTGGTTCATATAATGACCAAGTATATATGCACACAATAGCAATGGGAGACCTTGCATAATGCCATACATAGGTAAATCCCCAGAGTTCGGTGTTCGCAGTCGTTTTATCTTTGCGGCTACGGTTGGTCAAACCACGTTTAGTGGATCAGATGCTAATGGTATAACGCTGAAATACGTTGATACAGCGTACCTAGATGTATTTCAAAACGGGGTGCTTTTAAAAGCTGCTACAGATTATACCGCAACGACAGGCACAAGCGTTGTACTGACCACAGGGGCAAGTGCTGACGATGTTGTTTCGATGTTGGTATACGATGTATTTACCGTAGGCGATACTGTTAGCGCAGCTAATGGCGGCTCGTTTGGCGGTAATATGCAAATGGGTGGTACGCTTGGCGTTACTGGTGCAGCCACCTTATCTAGTACACTTGCTGTTACAGATGATGCCAATTTCGACAGCGGCACATTATTTGTTGATGCGAGTGCAAACAGGGTTGGAATTGGCACGACCTCGCCATCACAACTTTTATCTGTTGTTGATAGTGGTAGTGCAAGAATGGAATTAAAATCTGGCACAAGCGGCACGTCAATCATCGATATGGGTGATACGGATGATGCTGACATTGCTGGTATTCGGTATTCTCATGCTGATAATGATATGACATTTCGAGCGAATAATGATGTTCGTATGACCATCGATTCTAGTGGTGCTTTGTTAGTTCACACCTCAAGCAGAACAGGAACTTCTAATTTTGTTGTTGAAGCAGATACATCTGTTGAAAATCCAATGTCTGTTGTTAACACAAGGTCAAGTGCGTCAACAGACTATCAAGTGATCTTTTATCGTGCAGGAAGCATTGTCGGCTCTATTCAAACAAGTTTATCGGCTACATCATTCGTCACATCATCAGATTACCGTTTGAAAGAAAACGTCACTGACATTACAGACGCAACTGATAGGCTGAAGAAACTTAATCCTGTTAAGTTCAATTTTATTTCAGACGCTGATACAACGCTTGATGGCTTTTTAGCCCATGAGGTACAAAGCATTGTGCCAGAAGCAGTCACAGGCACAAAAGACCAGACTGAAAAATATACGGATGATGATGGGAAAGAACAAACGAGGATTGTTCCGCAAGGTATAGACCAAGCAAAACTTGTGCCTCTGCTTGTTAAAACCATACAAGAATTAGAAGCCCGTATTACAGCTTTGGAGAGTGCATAATGAGTAAAGCAGCAGAACTAGCCGCGCTGATTGTTGATGTAAATACTACAGAGGCGAAGACAGACAAGCTCACTGGTAAGAGCACTGCGGGTTCTATTGCTGTAACTGCTGAGGGTAACACCACCACCACTAACTTGCAGCAGGGATTAGCGAAGGTTTGGTGCAATTTGAATGGAACTGGCACAGCCGCTATTACAGACAGTTTCAATACTGCAAGTTTCACTGACCACGGAAGTGGGTCGTATTCAGTAGTCGCAACAAATGCCATGAGCAGTGCTAATTACAATAAAGTTTCACACGGAGGAGATAACACTAGTTCTGGTGGTAACGTAATTGTTGTTGGTGGTCAAAGAGGTTTTTCTGTAACGTCTACCACAGTCAAACTAGCTTGCAGTTACCATGCAGACACTGCAAATTTAGCTGACGTAGGTGATGTTAATGTTACATATTTTGGAGACCTAGCATAATGGCAAAATATATAGAAATCCAACGCCAAGTAGCGGCTGGCACTCTAACCATAGCAGATGCGGATTGATGAATGCCTCTAAGCAAACTACAGTTCAAACCCGGTATCAACAGAGAGGGTACAAATTACTCTAACGAAGGTGGTTGGTTTGATGGCGATAAGATTAGGTTTAGAAGTGGTTATGTCGAGCGCATAGGGGGATGGACCCGCGTATCTAACAATCAATTTACAGGCACTGCTCGTAAAATATTTGATTTTGTTACGCTAACCTCTCAAAATCTTTTGTTTATAGGAACAGAACAAAAAGTATTTTTAGAAAATGCTGGCGTATTCAGCGATATTAGTCCAATCAGGTCAACGGTTAGTCTTGGCTCAAATCCTGTAGACACTACGGTTGGAGGGGCTGGAAGTGGTGTTGTAACAATCACTACGCAAGCAGCTCATGGTGCCATAGTTGGTGATTTTGTTACGTTTGCCAACCTTACTGCTACAGACGGTATAACAACCGCACAACTAAACAAAGAACAGAAAATACTTTCCGTTCCAAACACCACCACTTTTACTATAGATACAGGTGGATCTGCGTCTGCTGGCTCTACCGCAGGTGGAGGCTCCTCTGGCACAGCCACGTTTCAAATAAACATAGGGCTAAACAGCACCGTTCTTGGCGCTGGTTGGGGCGCTGGAACATGGGGTCGTTTTACTTGGGGTTCCGCTGCGGGTTCTCTTTCTGGTCAAACCTTGAGATTGTGGGCAGCAGATAATTTTGGTGAAGATCTGATATTTAATATCATGGATGGAAGCATTTACTATTGGGATGCCACTAATGGCACAAGCACTAGAGCGGTCGAATTGTCGTCTTTGTCTGGGGCAAGTAACACACCAGTTGTAGCAAGAAGAATATTAGTTTCAGATGTTGACAGGCATGTAATAGCTTTAGGATGTAACCCACTTGGCTCTGTTGAGCAAGATCCAATGCTCATAAGGTTTAGTAGTCAGGAAGATCCAACAGACTGGACGCCCACAGACACAAATACAGCAGGTGATTTAAGGTTGTCTAAAGGCAGTGAAATAATAACATCTGTTCAAACCAGCAGACAGGCTTTGGTGTGGACAGATCAGGCATTGTACTCTTTGCAGTTTATTGGTCCCCCATTTACATTTGGTGTTTCTCTCTTAGGTGACAACATACGCATTGCTGGTCCAAACACCGCTGTTAGTGTAAACGATACTGTTTATTGGATGGGGCAAGAAAACTTCTATACATATGATGGTAGAATATCAGCCATACCATGCTCTGTTAGAGACTATGTTTTTTCAGATATGAACAATCAACAATCATTTAAATTTCATGCTGGCTCAATATCTAGTCAGACAGAAATATGGTGGTTTTATTGCTCTAGCTCATCGTCAGAGATAGATAGATATGTAATATGGAACTATGGGGAGCAGGTTTGGTATTATGGCAACCTTGTAAGAACTACATGGAATGACAGAGCTACTGGTCTACGCAGTTTTCCGCAGGCAACGGGAACAGATCTGTATTTGTTTGATCATGAAGATGGTCTAGATGATTTCAGTAGCGGCAGCGCTGTTGCCATAAACGCATTTGTGGAGTCATCTGATTTTGACATAGGTGATGGAGAGCAGTTTCAGCTAATAAGGCGTATATTGCCAGACCTTACATTCTCTGGATCTAGCGCAACAAATCCAGCAGCTACATTTACAGTGAGAAGTAGAGACTTTTCTGGGGATAACTTTACTGAGTCTCCATCAGGTGACGCGACTAGGTCTTCGACAAGTCCAGTTGAGCAATTTACAGATAAGATAGATTTAAGAGCTAGAGGAAGACAGATTTCAATAAAGGTAGAGAACACTGCTATAGGTGTGAATTGGAGGCTGGGCGCACCTAGAATAGATTCTCGTCCAGATGGGAGAAGATGACAAAAAAGATTGTCAGGCCAATATTGCCAACAGCCCCAGCAGAATATGATCAGAACTATGTCAATCAGTTGGCTAGGGTTTTGGAGTCTTTGATAGATGAGGTAAAAGCTACAAGCGTTAACATACAGGGAGTCAAGGGTGACGGTTCCTCTAATGTTTTAGAGGGAGGAGATATATACATAGGTGATGGTGGTTTTCTCAGGATAGCAAGAAATGAAGACATATTTTCTGGAAGTCACGTAGCCACAGGATCTGTAGGCACAGTAACAATAACTATATCATAAAAGTTATAGGTAACTTTATGGGTCAGAAAAAATTACAAAAAGACAGCGCATATTCTGAATATGATGAGGATGGAGATGGCATTGTTAGTGATGAGGAGCTATCTCACATAAAGCAAATAAAAGAAACAGAGACTGAATTAAGAAAAAATTTAGCCCAGTTACGCATGGCAAGGTACACTCTTATATTTATGGGGTTATATGCAGTATTTTTAGCCTCTCCACTTTGTTCTGCTGAAAAATTAGAGGGTCTTGCTGGTGTCACTGACCTTATATTTCTTAGCGGAAGCGGTATAGTGGGGGCCTATATCGGGATGACAACGTGGATGTCTAAAAAATAATGTATCAGGCCATTGTTGTTGCATGTTTAATAGGAAGTAATATTTTGCAAAAAGAACAATGCACATCTCTAGAGGCTCAAAAGTGGCAAGGTACGGAGTCTGCCTGTCAGTCTCATGCTTTATTCTTAGCTGAGAAAGTTCATATCTACATGAAAGGTTACAAGCCTGTAAGCTGGAGTTGCAAGGCGTTACCAAAGGGAGTTTTGTCAAAATGATTCAAGCATTAATAGGTCCAGTAACTGGTCTGCTAGACAAGTTTATAGAGGACAAAGATCAAAAAAATAAATTAGCTCATGACATTGCCACGATGGCTGAAAAACAGATGCATGAAGCCAACATGGGTCAAATAGAAATAAATAAGGCAGAAGCCCAGCACAGAAGCATATTTGTGGCAGGCTGGCGTCCGTTTTTGGGCTGGGGCCTAGCGTTTGCCATGATATGGCATTTTGTTTTTGCACCCATGATAATCTTTGGTTTTGCATATGCTGGCATGGAAGCGCCAGATCTTCCCACATTTGACATGGATAGTCTCATGACTGTCTTGTTAGGAATGCTTGGTTTGGGGGGTCTCAGAACCGTGGAGAAGGTCAAAGGGCTTACGAAATAGATATAAAGGTGATATAATCATCTGAATTAGGAGACAGGGATCTCATGAGAGATATTAAGAAGATCATCGTTCATTGTTCGGCAACACCAGAGGGTCGTGATGTTAGCACGGCTGAAATAAAGAGATGGCACACTGAAGAGCGCGGATGGAGTGATATTGGCTATCATTGGGTCATTGAACTGGATGGCTCACGCCATTTGGGTCGTCCTGAAGAAATCAGTGGCGCTCACTGTAGGGGCCATAACTCTGATAGCATCGGGATATGTTATGTTGGTGGTACTGACGTTGACAGAGATCCTAAAGACACACGTACCGAAGAACAGAAAGCGGAAATGATAAATTTATTATCTGAGCTATTGGATAAATATCCAGATTCTGTAATATATGGTCATAGAGATTTTTCCGATAAAGCGTGTCCATCGTTTGATGCCAAGACCGAATACGCAGATATATAGGAGCGAGTAATGTTACCACTATTACTAGGAGCAGGGGGAGCGGCTTTAGGGGGTGCTGGCCTACTAGGAACTGGCATAGGTGCATTGGGCGCTGGTGCCATAGGTTCAGGACTTGGCTCATTCTTGCAAACAGGCGATCTTGGTAAAGGAATAGCGACTGGATTGACCTCGTATTTTGGTGGTAAGGCTCTTGGTTCTTTGATGGGTGGTGGTGCAGATGCCATAAATGCTGCAAATCAAGCTAATACAGTAGGGGCAGGAAGTTTCTCAGACCCCATGAGGCTTGCAGGAACCACATCTGCTGGAATGGGTGCTAATACAGCGTTAGACGCTGCTAATTTAGGAGCTACAACAGCCCCTGTTACAGCAACCACAGGAAAGCTAGGCGGTATTTTTAGTGATCCGACAGCAGCAATGCAAACCCCCGGCAGCTACACCGGAGCCTTTACTGGTGATGCAATGCCTTTCACTGCTGGTGCGTTAGGAACCACTGCTTTGGGTTCCACAAATCTTCTGGCACCACAGGGCATAAAAGAGAAAAGCCCAGTAAAGGACATACCTGAAGCAGATGCTGCTGTTTACAATCCTCTTACTCCACCTAAAGATTACAGACCGGGAGTAGATCCAGAGTTTAAATATTTTGATAACACAACCTCATCTCTTGCTAGTGGCGGTATAGCATCTCTGAATTATCAAGAGGGCGGTATGATGCCACAGGCAAACGACAAAGAGCTTATCAGCAACGCAGTAGACGCAATTGAGGGCCGTGTGCAGTCACCAGAGATAGCTTTAGCTGCATTTGTAGCAAGATATGGTGAAGAGGCTCTAAGGGATCTTGTGGGTCGTGTAACCAGAGGAGAGTTTGCACAGAACGCTATGGCTCAAGATGGCATGGTAAAAGGAGTCGGCGATGGCATGGATGACATGATTCCAGCCACGTTAGAAGGAGAGCAAGATGTTGTTCTCTCAGACGGTGAGTTTATTGTGCCTGCTGATGTGGTCAGTGGTATTGGCAACGGTTCTTCTGACGCTGGCTCTGAGGCTTTGTATGAAATGATGGACAGGGTTAGAAAACTAAGAACAGGAAAGGAGTCACAGCCTGAGCAAGTGCCGCAGGAGATGATGCTACCGGCATGATGATCTCAGCAGTTCCCAAAGAGGCTCTTGGGTCCGTTTGGGCAGATGTTGCAAGGGTGATGGATAAGTCGGTAAATACATCAAATGGCAAGTACCATATTGATGATTTATATCATGGAATACAGAATAATCTTTATGTTCTTTGGGTAATAATGGAAGAAGAAGAAGTGATAGCAGCCATAACTACAAGAATAATAGAGTATCCGGGCAAGAGAGCTATGGCTATGGACTGGATAGGCGGCTCTAAAATGGGTAAGTGGTTACCAGTCGCGCAAGAAACATTAGAAAGATTCGCTAAAGATAATAATTGTACACATTTAGAGGGCTACGGTCGTAAAGCATGGGGTCGTTGGCTTGGTAAGTATGGTTGGAATCCAGAGTATATTGCTTATAGAATGGAGATAGAAAATGGGTAAAGGCGGCGGCGGGGGTCCACCCCCACCAACAGAATCAACTGTTGTTCAATCAAATCTGCCAGAATATGTGCAGCCATACTTTGAGCGTCTGCTATCAAGGACAGAGGCTGAGTCAAAGGCTGGTTATTCCCCATTTACAGGTCAAAGACTTGCATCAGCGCCTCAAGATATATTGGCCTCAGAACAGGCAGTCAGAAATATAGCCTCAAGCGGAATACAAGACTTGCCATTAGCTCAACAAGTTACACAAGGAAGCATTTCAAGGGCAATACAGGGAACTAGATTTAAAGGCGCACAGTTTAATCCTGCTGGAGAGTTTGATACCGCAGCCGCTCAGAAGTACATGTCGCCCTACATTCAAAATGTTATAGATGTCCAAAAGCAACAGGCAATACGTGATGATCAAAGGCAACAAGCAGCTAGAGATGCAGCCGCAGTTCAGGCGGGGGCGTTTGGTGGTTCGCGCCAAGCAGTGCAAGACGCATTAGCTCAAGAAGCTCTTACAAGGCAACTTGGTCAAATTCAGGCATCTGGTCAGCAGCAAGCGTTTGAACAGGCTCAAAGTCAGTTCGAAAGAGATAGAGAGGCAAGAATTGGGGTTGAGAGAGCACAGGCAGCAGAAGCACAGGCAGCAGAAAAACTGGGGCTTGGTGCGGCAGAGTTGTCTACTCAACAGGCAGCACAGCTCGCAGAGCTTGGCAAAGCTGCCAGAGCTGGAGATGTGGAGGCTGCACAGCTACTTGAGGGCATAGGTCAGGCGCAAAGAGCGAGACAGCAACAACAACTCACTACTGCTTACGAAGACTTTGTAAGGCAAAGAGACTATCCAAGAGAGCAGCTACAGTTTTTCTCCTCAATATTAAGAGGGATACCTGTGCAGCCATCTACTGAGACGCAGAAGTTTCAGGCTTACAATCCTATTCAAGAGCTTCTTGGCACTGGTATAGCTGGTCTTGGCTTATATAAAGGGTTAATGGGCTAATGAACATAATCGATATTCAAGACAGTTTAAAAAACTTTTCTGAGAAGCAGCTTATAAGTGAGATGCAAAGGCCGTCTGGCAACGCTCCTCAGTTTCTTGTCTTGAGTGAGATCACGCGCCGAAAGCGTATGAGAGATCAGTTTAAGACTGATCAGGCTGCAAGAGATCAGACCGTGGCACAAGAGGCTGTGGCTTCTGCTGGCGTACCGCAAAGCGGGATCATGGGTATGTCAGAGGCTATGGCACCTAAAGCAGCAATGGCAGAGGGTGGTATAGGCTCTGTTATGTCTGCGCCTATGAGGTCTCCTATGGGGGCAATGCCTATGTCTGAGGGCGGCATTATGTCCATGTCGGCTGGTGGGTCAAGCAGATTTAAAATAGAAGAAAGACGCATGCCTAATGGAAAGATAGGATTGTTTAGAGGCAACACTTTCCTAGGCACAAAAAACGAAGGCGATGATACTAGTCTAGCCGAAAAGATAGGATTTGGTGCTGACAGAGATATCATAGGTAGCATTAGAGATGCCCTTGGGTTTGAAGAGGGTGGTGTAATCAAGGCGCAAAACGGACTACCACTTGGCTTGCGTCAAAGAAATCCCGGCAATATACGCCCCGGTGCTGGATTTATAGGTGAGACAGGGGCTGGTAGTGGCTATGCCACATTCGGATCAGATGATGAGGGTCTAAGAGCTATACAGCGTCTTCTTATGACGTATGGAGATCAGTATGGCATAAATACTCTTAGAGGTCTTGCCAACAGATACGCACCTACATCTGAGAATCCAACAGAAAACTATATTAACTTCTTATCAAAGCAAACAGGAATAGATCCAGATCAAGAGATTGATCTAGCAGGCAGGGGTTCTTCAATAATCCCTGCGATAATCGGATTCGAGCAGGGTCAACAGCCTTTTTCAAAGGCTCAGATAGACAGGGCTATAAGAGCTGCTGGCACAGATGACCCAGCAAAGGTTAGTGAGATACTTTCACAGGATCTGCCGCAGGAAAAAGTTACAAGTAACTTTTCTTTAA